ATTTCAGAACGGCTGATTTCAAAGCTCCAAGACTGAACTTGACCAACAGCAGCAAACTCGGCGTAAGCAACCTGAAACTCATTTGGAGCGTTTGCAGTACCGTCATCGGTGATGGTGATGGTAGAGCCGCCAAGGGTGCTAGAAACCTGCAGCACGCCGGTTGCAGCGGTGTAGCTGATGACGTAGTAGGTAGTAGCTGCGGTGATACCGGCAGGCAGAGTGCCGGTGCCTGAACCGCCGGTTTGGCTGTTGACAACGCTGAACACAACAGGATCACCAACCTGCAGGTTCAGATAAGTCTGCACCGTGATTTCATCATCAGCGATGCTTACGTCTGATTCACCGAACGTGCCGGTGGTCCCTGCGGGCTTGTAGTAAAGAGCGCCGGACGTACCGGACAGAACGGTGACGGCCATGATAGGGAAACGAATGAATGGCTAGCGTCAGTCTACATACCCTGTGAATGTAATAATCAGCTCAGTGTGGAAGTAGGCGGATTCTGGTTCTGATGGTGTGATGACGTTGGGGCCTGATGCAGCGTCGAAGATAATGCTGGATACTGTTTGACGGTCGAATAAATCTTTGATGCGTTCTGCAATGGTGTAGTTTGCTGCTGCACCGACGCCAACTGGAGTAAAGACGCCGATGGTGATTAGGCCGTTTTGACGATTAAAACCAACGCTAGGCGCTTGCAGTGTGCCGTAATTATTGTCGCCAAAGGTTAGTTTGACCTGAATCCAAGGTAGGTTATTAGGCGGCGTGAACGGTACATTTTCGTAAGCTACCGGATACGATGGCGCCGATGCCATTTCAGTGGCGATACGGCCTTCGATGGCAGCGCGGATGTCGTTGTAGGTGCTGGTCATGATTGCTGCCCAATGCGTCTAGCGTTCACTTCAACAAAATCCTTGATATCTTTAGCAACCATGTATGGGATATAGTTCTGCTGGATCTGGTTACCTTTCGACCGCCAGCGACCATTCCACGATGGTGGTAGGTTTTTGCCGGTCAGCACAGGCTCAACGTATGGCAAGTTGTTATGCACGCTGTAGACGTTGCCGAGCTTCTCTTGGCTGTAATTCGTGCGGCTTGGTGGGGTGATGCCGCTTGAATATTGGCCTTCGGGCTTAATGCCGCCAGATGCAGAGTTTTCACCGATCTGCCAGCTAGCACGCAGCCTGCCAGTATCAACCGGACTAGCCTCCTTCACTCTGCGGTCAGTTTCAAATACTGCAACACGCAGCAACTTCTCGTACTGCTCTGAAGCGTAGTCACCGATCTGCGATAGCTTGATTTGACGTGCCATCAGCTTCGCAAGATCAGCTCATACGTGATCGGCTGGTTATCCTGCTCGATCGTCGTCACACGGATCACTTGATGCACCACGCTGCTGATCACGACCTTATCAGCGGTTGTTGGTGCCGCACTAACATCAGCCGCCGCGATCGTTAGCCTACGGTCACCAGCCAACACAAGGTCATTCACCTCACGGGCGTTAACATCCTCGACAACACCTTTAACAGTAGTGTCACTGGTGCTTTCGCTGGCAGTGCCTGTAACGGGATTGTAAACTCCGGTCGTTACCGTGCGGATGGTGGCATCACCACCAAACTTGCTCATTAGCTTGGAAGCGGTCTTCCGTAGCGATCCAGCGAGTGCCATCAGACGCGATAAGCGATACAAGCACCATTCTGCAGCTTGATGCTAGTAAAAACACCAACGATATGAAATCCTGCTGGCATGGTCTCGCCATTCAGGCTATTGCCGGTGTAATTCTCACTGACCAGTGTGTCGATGGTGGTATTTTCGTAAAAGTCAATATGACGGAATCGCCCAGTGTGCGCGGCAGTATCCGTAATGACTTCAGCGCCTAGCGAGTAGTCGGTTTCTGCAGACTGGCCGAATCCTTTAGACATGATCAGCTCCGTTTGACAGCGATGTTACCTGGTCCACTTATTCTAAGACCTGTCAAGTAGCGTTCAACCATCGGCGGAATCCGATCTGCACCAGTAGCACCGTACTGATTCGGCGTTACGTCTAGGCTACCGATTTTGACGTTCTTGTAATCCTCCAGACCTGACAAGCCAATGCCATCTTTGTTGTTGTTCAGGTAGACCGCTAGCGTCGCCTGTGCTTCTTGCACCTGCACCGGGATCTCATCATCGGCAAAGTAATCGGTGGTGATCCTGAACGGGAAGCCTACAGCGTAGGTATTGATGTAAGTATCAGGCTTTCGAACACCAGTGCGTGGCCACTGCAGTGCTTGCGTGTCAGTTGCTCTGGCACCTAGATACCGCTCACGATCCAGTCGTTGCGTTGCAGTGTAAAGCGCACGATTCTTTTGATCCGTCGTAGCAGTACCCCATGCCACGACATCATCGTTTTCTACCAAGCCATCAATAATCGTCTGCGCTGCTGCTAGCGTCAGGTACGAGTTTGCGTCGGCTGCTCCCGGAGTTGCGACGATTGTGATTGCCATTGGGCTTGGCCTTAGAAGGTTTAGGTTGTGACGGTTCTACAGAAACGGAGGCCACTGCGTTAGCAGCAGCCTCGCGTTCACGTAGTCGCCTAAATGCGAACAAACCCATCCTCAAGCTGCAGCAGCTTTCATGATGGCGAAGTTCAGCACGATCGCCTCGGACAGAGCACCAGCAGATACATTGCTAACAGTGATCGCAAAGGATCCAGCAGCAATGGTGTTGGCTTGCACGAGGTAAGCACCAGCAGTACCAGCAGAACCGTGGTTCACGAGTACCACATCACCAGCAGCCACGAAGCTATTGGTCACCGTAAAGGAGACTTCAGCAGCAGCAGCCAGTTCGGCGTCATCCATGGTGATCTGACCGCAGGGCTGGTTCAGAGTCACACCAGTAGCTTTGCTGGTGGCTTGGGTCACGGCACCGCCAGAGACGTAGCCGATTGCTTTGCCAGCAGTAGCTTCAAAAACAGATGCCATCGTTAGGGTCCTCCTCAGTCGAAGTTAGAGACGTTGGTGGCACGCACGATGCCGATGTTCTTCAGCTCATACACCTTGGTCCAGTTACCAACGGTTTCAAGCTGAGTGCGGGTCGGGTTAGTCACCGAGGTGCTAAACCGTGAACCAACCGGGTGGTACACGTAGTGCAGGTCGATTGACATGGCATCGCTCTTAGCGAGGATGTCACGATCAGTTTCGGTCTGCATTGCCATCTGCTCACCGGAAGCAACAGCGCCTTGGGTGAAGAAGTAGGTGGCATACTCGGTGCTACCGCCAGAGCCAGTGGTATTCACGTCATCGGAAACGATCACGCGAAGACCCATGTAGGTCGGAACGCTAACCTCACCGCCATAAGCAGCAGCCATTGTGCCACCGGATTGGGTGGTGGTGGTGCCGCGAGCATCAGCAGTGCTGACATAATCAATGGCACGACGCTCCACGAGGTCGTAGTAGACCTTGGAGTGCATTGCCACAGCAGTCAGCTTGTCACCTTGATCGCCAAGGATCGCACGAGCTTGAGCAACGTGACGGGGAGACAATGCGGTAGGAGTGTCACCAGACTCGGAATCGATGCAAAGATCGAAGAATGCCGAGTTGCTGTCGTTAGCGTTCAGGCTACCGAACACACCAGCAAGGCAGGACAGGAGATCCTTTTGACGCTGGTTGGCAACGTAATCTGCCACTTTGGCGCCGATGGCGGCCATAGGATCGGAACCAGCAGCAAGAGCAGCAAGGTCACGAGCCTCAAAAGCACGACCACGATGCAGGATCACGCCGACTTGCTTGTCAGCAGTGATTTTGCCAGGAGTCAGGCTGCTGGAATCCGAGAGAACCTCGAAATCACCAGTCAGGTTGGCTTTGTAAAATGGGATGTTGATGAAATCACCACCCTCGGTAGCATTCAGCTCCGCCATGGGCTGCACCACACCGGAAGCCAAGAAGGCATCACGCTGAGTGGTTTGCTCAATGACGTAAGGAGTAAATACCTCAGGGATGATGATGTCAGAGCGAAGGGTCGCCATGACTAATCCTCAAAGAATGGTTTACGGGATTGGGCGCAGCCCGTTGCTCAATATGGCGCAGCCTTCATGAGCGATGTTTTAATGTTAGCGCCCTGCTGCTGCTTTCATCCGATCGTATAGATCACGGTCGGTTTTGAACAGTCGGGATTGTTCGGTGAGGTTAAAGGATTCTGGCAGGAAGGGATTCTTGACACCTGCAGGGATTTCGGTGGTGCCGCGTCCTGCTGGTGCGCCACTGCCTTGTGGCTTAGGTGCTTTTTGCATCCAAGCTGGCAGCGACTGCTTTGCCCATTCGGTCACTGGTGTGCGCTCGTAGCCGTCTACCACGACGACGGTGCCATCAGTTTCGCGCTCGATTTTGTCCGTCTGCAGCTTGGTTTTGAGTACTAGGTCAGGATCATGCACGATATCGGCTAGGGCTGATACGGCAGGGCTGATCAGTTCTAGCTCTCGGACTTTGGCTTCAAGTTCAGCAATGCGCTGGTCCTTTTCCGATGCCGCCTCACGGAACTGCTGCTCCAAAGCTTGTCGTGCTTCGGTGTACTTACCTTCGGCCTCCAATTTTGATTGTTCGGCTTGCCGCTTGAATTCCAGCAATTCTTCCACATCCACACCATCGGGCACCTTTGACGCTTTGGATTTAGCAGAGCGAAGCTCAGCAATGAGTTCGCTGTTTTTGCGTTCCAGAGCCTCGATGCTACGTTTCATCGCATCAGTATCGTGGGATACTTCAGAGGATTGCTGAGTTTGATCTTCGGACATTGTGAAGCGCAATTATGAATGATTGCCCTACCACTTTACCTTGTCTGCCCAAAATGCAGCAGACATTCTGCCTTTAGCGATATTTTGCGCGTGTCGTGCCTTAAACGATCGCCGCCGGGCTGCAGCGGCTTTGGATTCGCCTTCACGTGATGGTGACCCTGATACGCCTTGCTGCCCGAAGCGGATCAGCTTGATTTTGTCACCTTCTTTGGCGAGTACCGCGTGAGACTTGCTTGGGTGGTTTGGCGTGCGCTTGGGCTTGTTGTAGCCAGCGAAGGTCTCGCCACGGTACGTGATGCTCATCGCCGTTTCGGTGCTGGTTTTACTTCGGAGCGCTTTTTCAGCACGGCATTGCCGGTTGATTCGGATTTGATCCGCACGATCGGGTCATCATCGCTGCCGACACGGGTTACGGTGCCGCCACTAGGTCCTTTGATGCTGGCACGTTTGCCGCCGATGCTAGTGATCACACCGAAGGTGCGTTTGCCCTGGTAGGTCCAGCTAACACGATCACCGCGTTTCATTTCTTCTTGCCTCCCTTTTTACCCATTGGCTTTTGTGGTTTCTTCTGGCCGGTATAACGTGGCATGACATTGATGCGGTTACATCTAGCCTAACCACGCTTGCGGGTTGGTTTGCGCTTGCGGGTTTTACCAGCTTGAGCGTAGGCAATAGCTGCCGCTTGTTGACGGCTATAGCCTTCTTTGATTAGTTTGCGAATGTTTTGGGAGATTGTAGGTTGCGAGCTACCTTTCTTGAGTGGCACCGTACCGTCTCCGTAGCTGCTCCAATGTTACCTCCGAGCCGTCGTCACGGACCAGTTTTGCCATGGCATCACGAGCACCATGCTTGCGGGCCAGCATCCTGAAATATGGTGCTTTGCTGCCGAGCACTTCTTGTTGACGTGCAGCGCCTTGATCTAATAACCACTGACCGTAGTTTGTATCAGCGTCTACCATGCCACCTTGGGCGGCACGCTTGCCAGGTCGCGGTGGTTCAAAGCCTAGACCTTCATAATCAATCTCTGGCACAATTGTTGAGCGGCATCCAAAATGCTGCGGCGGTTTTGGGCCTTTGCCGTACTCAAATACTCTGCCATCAAGAGCACGGCAGATTGCTGATGTGCGGCTGTCTAACGTTGCAACGTATTTGTACTTCTTGGTGATGTCTTGATTGGCTTCA